TGCTGAACTATGTCCTGCAACGATAACACCAAAGTTTGTATTTTGGTTAGCAGTTCCAGATGTTCCCGGACCTGTACCTGCTGAAGGTAAATTATTGGACATATACACGTCAAAGCCATGTATCTTTCCAACAGATAAACCTGCTCTTAATGCACCTGACTCACCGAAGTCACCATTTAGAAGACGTGAATCTTCATCCTTTAGAACTTCAATAAAAGTTGGGTGTAGAACAAGCCATCTACCATCAGTGTCTACAAACTGTGTATCTAACAATCTGCCCATTCTAGCTATAACCTGTAAAGGAGTAGCTGTAGCAGTTGCTTGTGCAGTTGCACCACCTAGTCTTGGAGCTATTGGGATAGAGTGGTCACCTGCACTACTTGTAGTGATGTTACCAAAGCTATCTTTTCTTAGCTTCATGCTTGTTAGCAGTTCATCTGAACCTGCAGTTGATACTGATTTAGTACCATTGACTACATCGTTTGCTGTTCCTGCTAATGCATTATTTGAGGATTGCTTAAATCCTGCTAAATAACCAAGTACGTCTTGGTCATAGTTATCTTTCAGTCTATAACCTGCTCTGTCACTTGCTAGTTGAGAGAAGTTTACGTGACTGTGAGCCTCTTCAATATCGTCTATCTTAAAAGCAAAGTAGTTTGCTTTATCAATAGTCAATGTGAAGTCCTCATCGTCAAGGTCTTGAGGCTGTACGTTTGCACCTCTAGCGTATTCCTTGACAGTGATTTCTGGCTCTTTTATTATTTTTACGGAATCACCCATGTTGGCAATCTCTCCGAAGTAATCGGAGTTAGTGATATTTTCAACAACGGATGTTTTCCTGAAGGCTAACTGAACCTGCTTAGAGTAAATAACTGGGGAGAAATTACCATTAGGCAGATTACCATAACCTGCTGCAGTTTTAAATGCCATTTTTATCTCCATTGAAATAAACAAATGTGTATTAAATATACACAACAAATTCACTCGTCATCGGCTAATAGTGTTGGAGGTGTGTGTTTAGTAGCTATTTAAACACAGGCTCGTACCATCAGGTAGGCTTCCAAGTTTAGTGTGAGTGCGAGTATCCTAGAAAAGGGGTCACACTCCTAGTTACATATAGTTATATTCATAAATAACTATTTGTCAATACTTTTATCTAGCAGAACCTGAAACATCATAAATAAAGTTTCCTGCTCTAATAGCTTCCATGATTGTATCTGAATTAGCTTCGTATTCATCAGCAGTCATTTTTTGTATATCTGATTCTCTAATCATAGAGTTTTTGCTTTCAGCATCTGGGACAGTCTTTTGAGTTTTAGTTGAGACTGCTTTAGCAGCTTCTTTGCTACTATTGACCTTTTCTTTTTTGCCAATGTCTCTATCTGACTTATAGAGGTCAATAGCTCTTGCTGCTGACCTTGCGTCTTCACTATTCTCATATAATGCATCCTGTACCCACTTAGGCTGTTCGTCTGCCCATTCGTGAAAGTCATCACTTTCTCTTATGTCAGCAAAGTCAGGGTGAATTTTTAATAGTTCTACTTCTGCCCTTTCTTTTGTAGTCTTTGCGTTTAACTCATCAATCTCTTTGATTCTTTTTTCTAAAGCATCAGATTGTTCTTTTGCTTTTTTTATAGCGATTGTTTCTACTATTCCTGCTACATCAGGATATTCTTTTGCCCATTCCTCTATTTCAGCTTCTGATTTGGGTAACTTAATTTCTTTCTTAGTAGCTTTCTCTAGCTGTACTTTTAAGTCATCAAGTTGTTTTTGGAACTCTCTTTCTTTTTCTTGAGAGTGTCTTCGTAAATCTCCATAACGCTTTTTAAAAGTTTTTTCTTCAGCATTCTTCGGTTTCTCCTCATCCTCTGCTTTCTCTTCTGTAACAGGTTCTTCAGGTTCACCTTCAACTTGTTTCTTTAATAGTTCTAGTTCTTCCTCATCTTTTTTTATTCTGTCTTCATGAGTAGAACGCTTGTCCATAAATGCTGTTTTCTTTGGTGTAGCATCTACCACCATCTCTTGAGCTTGTTCAGCCATTTAGTTTCTCCTTGGGGTTATCGTAGCCAATTATTGTTGGGGGATAAGTAGCCTATATTATGGGTTATTTACGTGAAGCTAACCCACCTCGCTTTTTGTTAGGTGGCATCTTACTTTTAGTCAGGGTTCTTTTATTTATAAAACCACCTGATGCAGTCCATCCACCTACATCTGCATCTGTATCACCATAAGATGAGTCACTATCATTACTATCATAACTTGATGTATCATAATCTCTAGATGAATCATCTAAACCACCTCTATCAGATGTACTGCCTTCACCTCTTGCTCTATTTGCCGCTTCTACTGCTAGTCTACGTTGAAGAGCAAGTTGTTTTGCCTTTTTAGCTTCTGCCGCAGCTTTAAGATTAGCTTCAATTACCTTTTGCCTTTTTTCTTCTGCTGCTTTAGCTTCTGCTTCTTTGATACGCTGTTGCATATCTCGTTTTTCTTTATTTTCTTTTATTACATTAACATCTAATTTAGCAGATGGGTCTTTAGATTTTGTTTTTCCATCTAGATGAGATGTATCTTTACCCATTATATTTAAATGATTTATATAATTTTGTTGTTGCGTAGTATTCATCTTATCATAGTCTTTTTTACTATAACCTATACCACCATCCCATCCACTTTTAGATGATGCTTTCATACTAGCAGCAAAGTCAGAAAAAGACTGATAAGCAACTTGTCCTGTATCCCAATTAGCAGAACCACCTGTATCATCAAAAAATCTACCTGTATCTCTACTTATAGTTCCTGTTGTTGTACCAAAATCAAATGTTGGTTTTGCTACACCTAATGAGTTTGCTAAATCAGCATAGGATTCATATCCTGCCTGTCTAGATAAAGTATTTAACTGAGCTTCTTGTCCTGTTTTAGCATCAGGTGCTTGGTCTATTTCAGTTGGAAACATACCTGCAACAGAACCAAATGTTTCTCCTGCTGCATCTTTACCGAGTTTGTCTCCTAGTTTATCCATAACAATACCTATAGGTCCTGCTTTAAATATATTTCCTACAAAGTCAGATATTACACCACCTTTTTGAGAAGCTAAAGTAGAAGCTATTCTATATTCAGGTGTGTCAGGTTCGGTAAAACCACCATCATCTCCTGAGTCTTCTATAACTTTAGCAGTATCAACAGTAGATTTAGTAGGGTCTTTTTCTTTTTCTTCTTCTTCTATTTCAGCTTGTTCTTTAAATCCTGCAGGTATAGGATATACAGGCTTACCATCTACAAAAGGTATGTATAACTCTTCACCTGTCTCCTTATTAAAATATCTCTTTGTTTCACTTTTAGGTAACTGACCAAACTGAGCACCTACTAATTTAGAATAATCAGGTGTAGCAGCTCCTGATGTAGGTGGTTTATATTGGGGTGCTCCTACTGTAGAATATGTAGGTGCAGCAGGAGTAGTAACCTGTGCAGGTTGTGGTGGTTTAAAAGAATATACAGAAGGTCTCATACCTAGTTGTTGTGGTGGAGTAAAGTTTACTCCCGGAACTTGATTCTGTTGTTGTACATCAGGCATTTGTATTTGTGGATTAACTACAGCACCACCTTCTTGATAGTTCTGTGGTTGAAAAGGTATAGTATCAGGTAATGTGGCTTGGTCAGAGTTTCCCATCTGACCCATCTTATTCATAAGTTCTAAACCTGACTTAGCATTTTGTCTCATATTCATAATCTTTTCTAGACCATGATAACGCACAACGTCTGCAGGTAAAACAAATTCACCTTCGCTAATATTTATAGGAACATCATCTCTAACTTCTTTCTTTAAAGAACCTACAGGAACTTTATTACGTGACTTTCTATCTGTAGTTTCTCCTTGGTCTTTTAAACCACCAAGTTCAAACATTTCCATTTGTTTTTTATAGTTAGCCATCTTTTCCTAATACCTCTTCTCTAAGAAATTTTAACCTACGCAATGCACCTATTGCACCTTGACTTCTATGTAACACCACTACATCATCTGCTTGTTCCATAGCCTTATGATGTTGCTCTATGAGAGCATCTAAATATTTATTGAGTTGGAGCTGGTGGTTGACCAGTGGCTTGAGGTTGCTCAATATTGCCTTGTCCATTACCTGTAAATCCTTGTTCGTTTGGTTGAGGTGCTTGTCCTACACCTATTGTGCCACCACCTGCTCCTGTTGGGTCAGCAGGATTAGCACCTGCAGGAGCTTGTTGTTGTGGCATATCACCTTGCATTCCTTTTAACATCTCTGCTTGTAAGATTGCCTCATCCATATTATTAGTAACCTTTGATGGGTCTAAGTCCATAGACTTTGCTATTTCTCTTACTATGTAGTTAAACTTAGCAAAAGGTGCAAGAGCAGGATTAGATGCAACTTGTAAGAACTGCATTAGTCTTTGACTACGTAC